AGGCGATCGTGAACTTCCGCGGGTCGCGCTTGGGCACGATCGGGGCCAGCACCATCACGGCGTCCTCGCCGTGCGCGACGTCGAGCGTCGTCATGTCGAGCCGCTCGCGGCTGGGGGCGGACGTCTCATAGGAGATGTCCATGCACTTGTAGGTCTCGCCGTCGAACTCGAAGGTCGTCCCGTGAGACGTAACGAAGGTATCCCCTGGCATGGGTCACTCCTGGTAGGTGATTTCGACGGTCAGCTCGACGGTGAAAGTCGGTTGCTCGCGGCCCTCGAGGAATCCGGAGTCGCCGTCGGCGACGTCCACCACGAGGCATTTTTCGATTGTCTCCCCGTCGGCCGAACCCTTGAACCTGTGGATCGCGGCCGTGATCGCGTCGGCGATCTCCCAGGCCTGGACGTAGGAGTCGGCGAAAACCGCCACCTGGAACGTGGCCACCGGCGGGACCTCGTCGAACTCCGGGAGGTCGTCGAGGGCATCGGGCAGCAGCTGCTCCCGGATCGTGGCCGTGCGGTTGTAGATGACGTAGGGCGGGTCGCCGGCCCCGGTCATTTCCACCGGCCAGGCCGTGACCTCGTAACCGCTGCCGCTGCCGGAGGCGTCCTCGATCGCGGCCTTCAGCCAGACGTGGGGGGAACCCATGGTCACCTCCTGCCGGGGTTCTTGCCGCTGGCCAGTTCGCGGGCGGCGGCCCGGAGGGCCTTCTTCATCTCGCGGACCAGCGTCTTACCCTGCGGCTTTCCGTAAGCGTTGAGGAACTTCGGGATAATGTCTCTCGGGCTGATCCCTCGCGACGTCCCGTACTCCAGCCAGATCGCCTTCCGGCTTTCCAGGCCGCCGCGGTATCCGACGACTCCGACGACGAACCCGTCTTTCGCGCGGCCGACAAACTTCGACTTCGACGTAACGGCCCGCCGCAGTGCCCCGGCCCGCTGGCGGAACTTTTTTCCGCTGCCCTTCAGGAACCGACCGCCGGCACCGCGGGACACGGCGTTCCGCTTGTTTCTGGCGGTGCCCTTCGGAGTCAGGCTCCGCAGCACAGGCACCCCGTTTTTGACCGTCCGGTTCATGGCGGCCTTCAGATGCTTCCGGGCGATGTGCCGCGGCAGCTCACGAAACGCGCCCATCAGGGACTCGATTTGTTTCGACGTGCTGAACAGGCTCAGGCCGATGTCGATCACGTCGCCTGCTCCTCGACGGTCAGCTCGAGCTCCTCGCGGCGGCCCCGCTCGACCACGCCGGCGATCATCAGGATCCGGTCGTCCCGGGAGACCCACCGGAGCCGCATCAGGCCGGTCACGCCGGAGACGTAGCGGATCCGGACGGTCGCCTGGAGGTTGCCGCCGATCTGGCCGCGGCGGGCCTGCTCCGAATAACTCACGGCCTCGTAGGAGCCATAGACCTGGCGGACGGCCTCCCAGGTGGTCACGCTCTCGCCCGCGGCGTTCCGCGTCGAGACGGGTTCCTGGATCTCGAAGACCTCGGTCAGGATGCCGGAGGGGACGGCCATCACCAGCCCCCGTTCCAGCTGCTCGCGGCCAGGAGGGTGTCGAATGCTTGGGGCAGTTCCGTGGACCCATCGGTCGCGATCACGCCCCGATTGTTGAACTGGTGGTCGACGTAGGCCAGGATCGCGGAGCGGAGGAGCGGGTCGATCTGATCGCCCGGCTCGACCCCGGCCCAGTAGGTGACGACCACCCGCTTCCCGGTTCCCTTCGACAGCTCGATCGTGGCCGGGACGGCGTCGGACTCGACCTCGTAGTCGTCGCCCTCGTCCAGCTCGACGTCGTCGGCGGTCACGACCAGGCCGTAGGCGCTGCCCGTCAGCAGCGGCGGAGCCGGGAGCCGAAGGACCGCCGGGGCGGTCTTCCAGGTGGCCCGGTATTCGGTGGCCAGGATCGCGATCCCCAGCCGGGCCTCGATCAGCCGGCGGGCGGTGGCGATCTGGCCAGCCAGGAGCGTGTCGTGTTCGTCCTGGTCGGGCATCAGCCCGATCTGGGCCTTCGCCTCCTCGAGCGTCACCGGCTCGGACTCCGGCGGCGTCAGGACCTTCAGGGTGTCGGGCCTCATGAGCCAATGCCCCCTTCCCCAATCAGGATGATGTCGTAGGTGGCGGCGGTGGTCGAGGAATCGTTGTCGAACAGGATCTGCTCGTCGCCGCTTTCGACCATCCAGCCCAGCGCGCTCGGGTTGGTGATCAGCAGCACGCCCCCCGGAGGAACCTTGATTCCGAACTCCTCTTCCGCTTGAAGTGGCCCCGAACCCCACTGCCCGGGAAACGCGAGCGCTTGCCAGTAAATCCCGACCGTCCCGGTGTTCCGGACGTAGATTGCCTTCACGGCCGTGAGCGCCACGCTGCCGCGGTCGTCCGCGAGCCCGGTCAGGTCCAGAATGTCCTGGCCGCTCGCGGCGATCGTCCGCGAGTCGCTCCACACGATCTCGGCCTGGTTGGCCCCGTTGCCGTTGGCGAAGTTGATCGTCCGCGAGACGTTCGTGACCCGCGTCGTCGACGACAGGTCCGACGAGCTGGACTCCGTGGCCAGGATCTGGAGCAGGATCTTCGCCGTCAGCGTCACTGGATCACTCCCCGGTACTCAGCGGCCGCACCGCACACGGCCCGCTCGACCACAGCCCGCGGCTTGTCCGGATTCCCATCGACGTCCGTGGTGGCCAGGCCGGCGGCGACCAGGCGTCGGGCCAGGGCCGGGGTCGCGTGGATCACCCGCCCCGGCGGAACCGAACGGTAGGTCTTCAGGAGGCGGATCGGGGTGAGCGCGGCCACGAGATCCTCCTGAAACGCCACGGCCCGGCGGGCGGCATCCCTGCCACCCGCCGGGCATCGCGCGAGTGTTACGTTCAGCTGCCGGCGGCGACCAGCTTGGCCACGAACTGCGGGTCGTGGTTCGCCAGGCCGAACCGCTGGAGGCCGCGGTAGACGATGCCGTTCGACTTGAAGGCCGCGTGTTCCGAAGCCGCGACCTCGAGGCCGTTCTGCTTCAGGACCACCGCGGTCGCCATGGCGAAGTCGCCGTAGAGGGCCAGCGTCCCGGCGGGCAGGCCGAGAACCCGGTAGACCGGGGCACCCATCACCGTCGGAAGGACGCGATCGCCGACCAGGGTCGACTGGCTGATCACGCTCGACTTCAGCATGTGGGTCCAGCCGGCACCCGACACGACCCAGGCCGTGTTCGAGGCCCGGGTGTCGATCTTGCCGACCAGCTCGGCCAGGTCGCCACCGTCGAAATCGGTGCCGGCCTCGACCTCGTTGTCCTCGTCGACCAGGTCGACCAGGCCGTCGATTTCCTTGGCGTTGTCGCCGTTGAGCCAGACGTTGTCGATCTTGGTCGCGACCGCGATCGAGATCTGGCGATTGAACACGGTCGCGAGGTTGGCCACGCCGGCCGCGTCGTCGAGCAGCCGCCGCGAGATCGTGACCAGGCGGCCGACCTCGTTCAGCTTGATGTCCTCGCGGCTGGTCGGGAGGGCCTCGTCGTCGACCTCGGTCAGCTCCTCGACCCAGTCGGCCTCGATGTCGCCGATCTTGGGAACCTGGAACTCGTTCGAGGTCGTCTCGAACAGGGTCGCGAGCTGCACACCCACCGACTGGTAGGCGAGCGTCTCGAGGAACCCGCGGTACAGCTCGGGGGAGACCAGCTCGACGCCGGCCCCGTCATAGGTGGGCGAGGTCTCGCCCATGTTGCGGAGGTCGATCGCCTTCGCACCCATGCCGATCGCCCGGAGGAACGAGCCACCGGCCACCAGGTCGGCGGCCGCCACCGGGCCGCGCTTGGCGATGTGGATGGCCGGAGCCTTCCTGCTCGCCTTCTCGACTTCGCCGGCGGGGGCGGAGGCGGGCGTGGCCGCCGTCACCTTCCGCAGCCCTTCGAGGCGGGCGTCGATCGCGTTCTCGCGGGCGGCTTCGACCTCGACCTGGGCGGCGCGGGCCTCGGCGGCGTTCAGCCGCTCCTGGATCGACGCGGAGTCGGCGTCGTCCTTGGGCTCCATGGAGCGAAGGTCGACGATGGTCTTCGAGAGCGTGGATGCTTCATCCTGAAGCCGGGCGAGCTTGGGGCTGGGCATCATGCCCTCCTGTGAGCGTTGGTAGTTGTCCGAAACCTCTCGCACGATAAAGACGACCGCCCGAACCCTTGAAGCAAATCAGGGGCGACATTTTCCGTCCGGGCACGACTCCGGCACCCTGCCCTGTTGCCGCTGCCGCTTGCATCGTTCGCAGTTGCAGCGGCAGACCTGTTCGACGCGGCCGTCTGGCTTCCACACTCCGTTGACGCAGGTCTGGCCGCAGTCGCAGTCGGTCGGGGCCGGGGCCGGGGGCGCAGGCGCGGCCGTCACCATCGAGGCCCGGGCGGCCGACACGGCGGCCGCGGCCTTCGCGTGCTCGAGGTCCACAGCGTCGGGCTCGGCCGACATCCAGACCAGGAGCGAGATCAGCCAGCGCCAGAGGCTCATAGGGTGTTCCCGTTTTCGAGGATCTGGAATCCGTCCCGATCGACCCGCGACCGCACGACCGCGGCCGGCGGCTCCGGCGGGGCCGGCTCGACGAACACCGCGACCCACAGGAGGTTCTTCGCGGCCTTCGCGATCCAGCGGACGACGGGCCGATCCTGGGGGCCGGGGCCGGGGGCGGGCCTCGAGCTGGTCCACCAGCCAGCCGCGAAAACGACCACCAGGACCAGGAGCGTGTTTCGGTCGAGCTTCATGGTTTTCCTCAGAGTGCGAGATCGAGGCCGGGGATCATCACCGGGCCTTCGTCGGGCGGGGGCGGAGCGAGGACGTCGTTCGAGAGATCACGCCAGCCGAAGCCGGCGACGGAGCCGACCGCGAAGGAGTCGGGCTGGCTTCCCAGCATCCGGTCCACGGTGGACCGGCGGACCCAGAAGCTGCCCTCCGGCATGTCGGCCGGCCACTTCGGGCCGGAGATCCATCGCGGTCCCCAGCTGTTCAGGCACAGGAGCGCGTCTTCGGGCGACCCGTTCTTGGCGTAGCGGACCGCCACGAAAACCATGCAATGGGCCCACTGCCCAGACGGGCGCGTGTAGCCCTGCTGGTCCCGGACCGATTCGAAGCCGACCAGCGAACAGACCGGGATCGGGAAGCCGGCCTCGATCGCGGCGGCCGCCGCCGCAAAATCCTTGACCATCGCGACGTGCTGGGCCGGGTGCCGCTTCGCGATCGCGTCGAGCTTGCCGCCGTCGCCCTGGCCGCCGTTGCCGTAGGCTCCCCACTTCTTCGCCCGGTCGGCGGAGTAGACGCGGAGATCGTGGCCGCCGACTTCCTCGCGGTAGACGATCCCCCAGTCCTTCACCCACCGGGCCGCGGCCGCGCCGTAGCTGCCGTCGCTCCAGCCGCCGACAGCGGAGCGCCCGTCCCCCGGCCGGCCCCGCGCCTCGACGCGGCTCCCGCCATAGATCGCTTCGGTCGAGGGGAACGGCGGCGGGTTCGCCAGTCGGCCCGTCTCCCAGTCCACGCATTGAGCGACCCAGACCCCGTGGGCCCAGCCCCAGGAAACGCAGTCGCCGATCCCCTGCCGCTCGACCACCCACGGCCGGCCGTAGAGGGCGGCGTGGGCCTTGTAGGCGGCGCGGTACAGGAAGGTGTCGACCCCCTTCGCCTCCCGGATCGTCTCGGCCCCGGCCTGGCGGAACATCGGCTCCGGCAGCTCGCGGAGGAACGCGGCCACGCCGTCGGGATCCGGGTGGTATCCGAAATCGCCGTCGGCCTCGAGGCCGAACAGGCCGCCGGCCGGGCGGCCGCGGAGGCCGCCGATCAGGAAGGCGGCGGCCACCCCCAGGAGCAGGACGAACGCGAGCAGGCGAAGGTGTCGAAACTCAGCGCGAGACATCGGCGGCCCTCGCGATCTCGCGGTAGGCGGCGATCCAGGCGGACCGCTGGGCGGGCGACATCGGGGCCCCGCTCGTGCCGGCCGTGCGGTCGAGGTACTCGCGGATCGCCTCGCGGGCCCGGGGGTATTTCTCACCCAGCGAGACACCCTTCCACCGCATGGCCTTCGCCCGGGTCCGCAGCTCGTCCCAGGCCACGCCGCTTTTCACCAGCGGCTCGGCCGACATGCCGTCCCATTCCAGCTCGTCGGCCAGTTCGGAGAAGTGGGCCGAGACCGCCGCGGCGTCGGCGGCCGCGTCGGGGCCGACGAACATCCCGCGGAGGTCGATCGCGGCGTCGGGGGCGGGCGGCGCGGGCGTGGGGGCCGTCGGCCCCGACCGGGCCCACATCACGGCGGCCGCGGCCAGGAGCGCCGCCCCGGCCAGGTGCTTCCGCTCGATGGTCGGAGCCTTCTCGGCGAACGACGCGACCAGGTGGGCGATCCGGTCGCCGGCGAACAGGTAGACCGCCCCGGCGATCAGGAGCAGGACGACGAGATCCATGGTCAGGCCCTCACGAGTGGAAGCAGCTGCTCGACCGCCCCGGACGCGATGGCCAGGACGAGCGACCGGATCGGCGAGCGGACGATCAGCCAGAGCGGGTAGACGGCCGCGGGGACGGCCTGGTCGGCCACCGCGTCGAACAGGTGGGCCACGGCCTCGAGGGCCAGGGCCTTCTTCTCCGCGCCGGTCATCGAGCCGACCGTGTCGAGGGCGGTCACGACCAGGCGGAGCAGGGCCAGCATCAGGTCGCCGAACTCGACCCAGGTCAGGCCGTCGGCGGCGGCCGACTTCGAGGCCTCGACGAAGGCGTGGATCTTCCCCAGCAGCCCGGCGTCCAGGTTCGTGGCCACGGCCACGGGGGCGGAAGAAATCATGGGTCGGTTTCCTTTCAGCCGGTGACGATTCGCATCCGGGCGGCGGCGGCCGCTGCCGCGGCCCGGGCCCCGGCCAGGGTCGAGACCTTGACCGGCGGCGTCCCCCGCGGGACCGGAGCGGCGTCCGGGATCCCCTCGGGGTAGTCGTCGATCCACACGTCCACCTCGAGGCCGGCGGCGGCCGCGGCGGCCCGCTTCTGGGTGCCGGTGCCGCAGAGCAGCAGCCCGGCCAGGTCGAGGTCGC